AAGATATAATATGAGTAGCGTAGGGCAGTTTATTGAGTGGCGTAGTAAAGATAAAGAAAGTTGGATACTTAGAATAGTTGGAAACCCTCCAAAATGTTTAGTTGAAATATTAGACGAAGAAAAAGAGATATTATTTTTATTATCATGGCAATGAAATTTAACAGCGATATTGATATTGATTTAGGTGATAGAGATAAACTATTATCGCTCATTGACCATACGCCTGCAAGTATAAGGAAAAACGAAGTTAAAAGACATAATACTGGCATCTATGTAACCGATATACCATATGATAGTGTCAATAAACTTTCTGCTATTGATTATGAACAAGCAGAAGAACGCGGTTATATGAAACTAGATATACTTAATGTGCATGTTTACAATCAGATACGTGATGAAAATCATTTAGTAGAACTAATGCGCGAACCGAATTGGTCACTATTGAATGATTCAAAATTTGTTGAACAATTGATACATTTAGGTAATCACTATAACAGTTTACAAAAAATGCCTGAACCTGTAAATACAATACCAAGACTTGCTATGTTTTTGGCTGCGATTCGTCCAGGTAAAAAACATTTGATAGGTCTTCCTTGGTCTGAAGTAACAAAGACTATCTGGGAAAAAGAAGAAGGTGTTTACACTTTTAAAAAGTCACACGCAGTTGCCTACGCGCATCTTGTAGTAGTGCATATAAATTTATTAGAGGAAAATGGAAATTAATTTATTAAAAGAGGATGATGAACTACTACGCCGTGTTGCTGAACCATGGGACTTTGCTGTTGACGGCGACCCTACAGAACTAGTCAAAGATATGACAAAGATCATGTTTGAGAATAACGGTATAGGACTTGCTGCCCCTCAAGTTGGTGTACTCAAAAGATTGTTTATAATGGGTAATTCAGACAAACTTATCGTTTGTGTAAACCCAACGCTTATATCAGGTGGAGAATTTTACCGTGATCTAGAAGGGTGTTTAAGTTTTCCTAATTTATGGTTGCATGTAAACAGATACAAACAGATACAAGCACATTATCAAGATACAAAAGGTAATGTTGTAGAGACAGTATTTGATGGACTGATTGCTAGAGTCTATCAACATGAACTTGATCATTTAGATGGGGTGTGTTTTGATACTAGAGTAGGTCCCGTATCTTTAGATTTCGCTAAACAAAAGCGCCGTAAGAAATCAAGATAGGCGTTTTACGAGCGTAATACTTTTACGCTTTGTTCGCTTTTTATTAAGTTCTGCCAAGCACACTATAGGACCATGTACTATAGTAAGGTTCTTATTGCTAAAAGTTTTTAAATATGGTCTAAAAGGATCCCAATCTTCTTTAAGAAAGATGTTTATGGGTATCTGGCGATTACTTTCCCACCACCAAATATCCCCTAACTTTAAAAAAAGTTCTTTAGTTGACTGGCTTACTATTGAACCGTAATCATATAGTGAAGTGCATTGCTCATCCCTGTTCTGAATAATTCCCACATAATCCTGATTTGCGAAGGAAACTATGGTGATAAAGGGGTGGTTTTCACTCAATTTTTTTAGAAAATCATTAGCGATCATTAAAATTTATTTATATTCGGGTAGCCTAAAAAATATTTTAATTTTATACAAATAAATACTATGAGGAGCAACATCTGTGACAGTTACAAACGTAGGATATTCAACAGCAGTTTTCTTGTATGTACAAAGACAGATAGTTGTTTTATTATCTGGAAACAGTCCGAGGGCCTATATGCCAAACTACGCTAAAACACTTAATCTACATAAGGGTGTAGATAACAAGATACAGTTTAAGTTCCTTAATCAGGAACAAAAACCAGTGGATATTACTGGTAAAGAAATCACATTTAGACTTATCAATAATGACGGTACTGAGGTTCTTATCAACAAGGCGTTGACACTAGAACTTCCACTAACTGGTCTTGCATACTTATATCTTAATGCAGCAGAAATTGAAGATATACCAGCCCAATTAGCACATTATAGTCTAGAAATTCCAGATGGACAATTTAACTTTCCAGTATTCGTAGACCCTGCTGCAGGAGCAAGGGGCGACATGAATGTGTTGAATAGCGTATTACCTAGTTTTGTTCCTAGCCAAGCAGTTACTATACCTACAGGACAGCCCTTCCCTAATCTGAATCCTAACGTAAACGCAAATAGTCCTTTACCAAATGCTAACATTTATTATAGTTCAACTATCAATACGCAGGACAATCCTATACTTACTATACAAACTAAGTTAGAAGAGTATAATGGATACATCACAATTGAAGGCACTTGTAACCAACAACTCACAGATTGGTATCCTATTATTGAGACTGAAGAGTATGATAATGTATCAGCAACACAAGGTTATACCATCACAGGTTTTCATCCATTCGTTCGTATGGTATTCACAAGCAACGCTGGTGTAGTAACTAATATTTTGGCAAGGTAAGATACCAATACTATTTGTTTTTACACAACACTCTGTTATAATTACTGAGTGTTTGATATTCTTCAAGTAGTTCCAGGCAAGAAAAAACTTACGCAAAGCGGCTGGCATAGTTTCAATGCTATCTGTTGCCATTATCGTGGTCATAAAGCCGATCGTCGCAGTCGCGGCGGTATAAAGTTTGATGGAGATAACTGGAGTTATCATTGTTTTAATTGTGGATTCAAATGTACATTCACTTTAGGACGCACACTAACAAGAAACACTAGACAATTGTTGTCTTATTGCGGAATTGACAAAGATGACATCAATAAGTATAGCCTTGAGAGTTTACAACACAAAGACTTACTAGATTTTGTGCGTGTGAAACGCGAAAAGAAAAAGGTAAAATTTAAAGAAATGACATTACCTGATGCTGAACTTATTGATGAAAATAATCCTAAGCATCAAATTTATGTTTCATATTTAAACAAACGCAAAATTCGTATATCTGATTATCCTTTCATGTGTACACCTGATTTGGAAGGACGACAATCAAATCGCATCATCATTCCCTACACATATGAAAATAAAATAGTAGGACATACTAGTAGGTACTTAGATGATCGTACACCGAAATTTATTAACGAGCAACAACAGGGCTATGTATTTGGTTATGATTTACAGAAGCCAGATTATCAAGTTTGTATAGTTACAGAAGGTATATTTGATGCATTAAGCATAAATGGCTGTGCATTAACACACAATACTATAAGCGACGAACAAGCAGAAATCTTAAAAAATCTAAACAGAAAAATTATTGTTGTGCCGGATCAAGACAAAACAGGTTTACAAATATGCGATAGGGCGCTTGATTTGGGTTTTTATGTGAGCATACCAAATTGGGAAGATGATATTAAGGACGTGAATGATAGTCTAGTAAAATATGGTAAACTAGCAACATTGCTAAGTATCTTGCAGTCAGCAACAAACAGCAAGATCAAGATAGAAGTAAAGAGGAAACAACTTGATAAACGACTACAACATTGATGTACAAACACTATTCTTGCGAATGATGGTCACAAACGCTGAACTTTATACCCGCGTCATGAATATTATGAATAGTGAAAATTTTGATAGAAGATTGCGACCAGTCGCAGAATTCATCATTGACCATACGAAAAAATATAATGTTATCCCGGAACCAATACAGATCAAGGCTACAACTGATGTCACTATTGATAAACTAGAAGAACTTGATGAAGGACATTATGATTGGTTCCTAGAAGAATTTGAATCATTCACTAAACGACAAGAACTTGAGAGGGCTATTCTTAAGAGTGCTGATCATCTTGAGAAGGGCGAGTATGGACCTGTGGAGAAACTGATCAAAGATGCTGTTCAGATTTCTCTACAGAAGGATATGGGCACAGATTACTTTGCTGATCCTAGAGCAAGACTCATGGCATTGAAATCAAACAATGGACAAAACAGCACAGGCTGGCCAACACTTGATCAGAAACTATATGGTGGATTCAATCGCGGCGAACTACAAATCTTTGCAGGTGGTAGCGGATCAGGTAAGAGTTTGATCATGCAGAATCTTGCGGTCAACTGGGTACAGAATGGACTCAATGGTGTCTATGTCACTCTTGAATTGAGTGAAGGCTTGTGTAGTATGCGATTGGATAGCATGATGACTGATACTAGCACAAGAGAAATTTTCAAGGATCTTGATAATGTTGAGATGAAAGTCAAGATGATCTCAAAGAAGGCAGGTCAATTACGTGTCAAGTATATGCCGGCGCAAAGCAATGTCAATGACATCAGAGCGTATGTAAAAGAGCTGCAAGTACAGACAGGAATGCGCGTTGACTTCATGTGTGTTGACTATCTTGATCTTATTATGCCTGTGACCGCAAAAGTAAGTCCTAGCGATTTGTTCGTCAAGGACAAGTATGTATCAGAAGAATTACGTAACCTTGCTAAGGAACTGAACGTATTGTTCGTCACAGCAAGTCAGTTGAATCGTAGCGCGGTGGATGAAATTGAGTTTGATCATAGTCATATCGCAGGCGGAATCAGTAAGATCAATACTGCTGATAATGTGTTCGGAATCTTTACATCGCGTTCTATACGTGAAAGCGGAAGATATCAGATACAACTTATGAAAACTCGCAGCAGTTCAGGAGTAGGACAGAAAATTGAATTGAAATACAACGGGGATACTCTACGTATCACGGACGACGGAGAATCATATCAAAAGGAACCTAGCCCTAGCCCTAGCCAAATTATGAGTCAAATCAAGACGACCAGTCAAATTGGGTCCGTAAATGAGATAGTCTCTAGGACTGTAGAACCCGAACAAACAAGCAAAAATGTTGATGTCCAAAGCGTAAAATTGAAAAGTTTGATAGCGTCATTAAAGAAATAAACTCCCTAAAATAGATAAATATCTATATGCAAAAGCAAACTAAAAGTCTCTTAGAAGAGTTAGAGGCCATTGGTCAAAATCGTGACATGAGACATGTTATTGAAAACCGTGCCAATAATGTCATAACAAGTGCTATTAATTTAATAGAATTAATTAATAAAAACTATAGCACAGACAAAGCCGAAATACTGGAAAAGAAACTTTTAAGTGCTATAAAAAACAGGGAGCCTAATAGATTTTCCAAATCTATTAGAAAGAAGGATGACAAAGAAGTTAAGTGAAAACGCAGGCAATATAATAGATGCACTTAGCGGTGCTTATGATTTTGCTAAAAATGTTAAAAATCCTTTAGGCAACTATGCTGCTAGACAAAAAACTGGCTTTAGCCCAGAACAACAACGTGCATACGAGATTTTTAGAAAAAACTTTATAAACGATATCGCTGATCTAATTGATTACGGTATTGAAAGAGAAAAGTTCACATTAGATACTCCCAGCCCTTTAGGGCCTGACTTAGCCATATCCCAAAGACCATCAGGAAGTAGGACAATTTCTTATCCGTCAGATTTTAAAGGTTCAAGAACTTGGAATAATACAAAAGATTGGCTTGAGGCTTATAGAGATGAGTTGGCGGCTATCGCTAATCAACAGCCAGACTTGCCGCCTCCTCCTGCCCCGCAAATACGAAGTCAGATGAATTTACCTTTAGATACTCCCCCTGAACCAGGAGTAGTACCCCAAGCCAGCACTCTAGGAGCGCAAGATTATGGGAGCGACTGGAGACAATTTGACAAACCTGCACTACTAAGAAGAAGGCAAACTCCTGCTCCTAAGTCAGTAACTCCCTCCCCTCAACAAACAATGCCCGGGGTATCAGAACCTGTCACGTTTGGAGGAGTGAAATATTACAAGGTAGACGGTAGATGGGTAAATGCAAAGGGTAGACCTGCTGATAAAAATACTAGCGATCTATTAAACAAGGTCCCGTTAGATGAGTCTTTTCCTGTCAAAGCAACAGTAAATGGTGTGACGTATACACATACTAAAGACGGTTGGTATAGCGACACCCATAAGGCAGAGGGTACTTTAGCAGAGTATTTAAATGAATCCTATATGTCTGCTTTAGTAGAGACAATCAATTATAACAGACTACAGAAAAAATATACGCAGTTATTAGAATCAACCGGATTACCGACGCTTGGGGATTATCTTTATAACAGTTTGATAAAAAAACATGTAGAATCTAATGATATTCCGCCTGCTGTTAAACTTCAAATACAAAATATATTAGATAATTTAAACAATAGCGTAACATCAAAAAACAAAGGTCAGGTTACTAAAGACCTTGAAAATATCGCTTTTTTAATCTTTAAAAATAGTTTCAATCTAATGCCTAGATTGATGCGTAAAGACAATCTCTAACACCGTGTTTTTTTGCCACAGGCATAAATAATAGTATGAGCCTCATGAAGGTTCAAAATAACATGGAGATTTAGAAAATGGCACAATTCACAAGAGTCAATGGTGACTTTAAACAAGTATTATGGTTAGACGCACCAGATTATACTAACACTGGTGTAAACGCTGTAACTTCAGCAGTAACAGTTCAGCCACAAGGCCCAAAGTTAGACTTTTTCACTCTAACAGGCAATGGCTCACAGATCGCTGACAACATTCAAGCTACATTCCAGACTATTCAACAGTTAGCAACTATTCATATCTATGAATATACAAATGCTACTGATGATACTCTAGCAATCGCAGTATATCCAACAGGCGCATGGACTGTTGCATCACTTGATGCAGCATTAGCAAATGCTTGGACATCAGCAAACGTAGCTGCTTCAGCAACAGCAACTTTCACTAACTAATAGTTAGTTTTTAGTAAGCAGAACAAGGCCCGAGAAGTAAAATTCTCGGGCTTTTTTGTGGCTGTAAATACGGCATGTCTCATAGAATCGCATGTTACACATTGTTTGATATAACTAAAACAGGTATATTGAATAGAGCCAGACCCGCTGATGATGTAACAGATTTTAATCTATGGTCTGATCAACGTGCGTCACAATGCAATTTAGACACGCTATTACAAGTGATATCTTTACGATCTCAACCTGATAATTCTACAATACCCCTAGCACAGTCTTTGAACTTGTCAGATACACATAATTTTGGAACACAGTATAACAAAGGATTAACTTATGTATGGAGTTTTGATTTTGAAGTTCAAAATTCCTCTGTTTTTGACGACGGGGATAACACACTAGGTGCTCTGTACAATGACTGTCAGGGAGTTCCTATGGTCAACACAAAAAACCAATTAAAGAGTTTGGAACTTATGCTTGACACAACAAATGAAAAAAGAAACATTTATTTTGTTAAATATAGTAATGAACAAGATTGATATTAAAAACAAGATTTCTGATCTTTTTATTTCCCGAGACAATGACGGAACATATAATCTTTTTGGGAACTATGTCATTTCAACCATAAACGGACAATATCATCTTGCTAAAAATGATGACTCTAATATCCTTATTTTTTATAGTTTAAAACATGCTGTTACTTGGTGCGTATTTGATAAAGCAAACAAATATAAAGAAGTAAAAAGAGTACATGAACTAGATAACGATATAGTGTCGGCCGATGCGTTGATTGCTAACTATAACCGTCTTATGACCAGTTGTAAAAATAGCAATAAATACATATATAAAGCAAAACTTATTGAGCAGAAGCTCAAAAAGCGTAAAATGCTTGAAGAAATTAACGATTTTACTGGATTATCCAAATATATGCAGAGCAAGAAGTTCGCTGAAAATCAACACAAATAATCGTTAATATGATAAATATATTATAATACTGGGATATTACTATGAAACTTAATGAATTAGGATACGCTAATACAGCAGTAAAGGCTTTAAAGTCAAATTTTGATTTTAATTTAGATGTTACTAAATTAGATCGCGGTCAAACCTTTAATTTTTTAACTAAGGTTAATAATGCACTAAAGGAGGCTAAATTAAAGCCAGATTTTGTAAAATCACAAACTAATGAAAACTATTTAAAAATGACTTTCATAGCCCAGGCTTTAAATGAACATTATAAATCATTTAAGAATACACGTATCGTTGTAGAGAACAAGGCTGTTGAAGATGCTCAAAATACTTTAGCAGCACAGGATATGGTTGATAGTGTTCAAAAAATGATTGAACAAGTAAACGATATGCTTGTCAAAGAATTACCTGCGCTTACAGATAGTTTACTATCAGAGATGGGTCCAGAACAATCAGGACAATTTAATCAACTAGCCAACGAAGCATTGACATCATTGAATCAAGCATTAAGCCAAAGCAAGCAAGTATTGCAACAGGCTATGGGTGCTATAACTGGTGGTGATGCAGGATTTGATCCAAATGCAGGCGGCGATGAAATGGCAGTGACTGACATTGCTGTAAAATCTCCTGAAGGAGATGCCGACGCTATGATGGCTGCAGCAGGTCCTGCTGCCGGCGCTGCTCCTGCTGAACTTCCAGCAGAAGAACCAGAAGAAGAAATGACTGGTGGAGTTGGTAGAGCAAAGAGGTAAGTAATGTACCTCTATGAATTCACTAACGATTATCTTGCAGCAAATATTATAGCAGCGGTAGATAATCTTAAACAAAAAATTCACAATGGTGAAATCACTAAAAATTTCACCATGGATGAATTACTCAATTATTTTGAAAACTTCGGTATTGATTTAAACCCAGTTGACATTTATACTATGAGTCAGGTGCATCCACTAAAATCTGTGGTACATCCTATAAGCGGTAAAGAAGTTAGATTCAAAGGATTGCCGCAAGATCCTACTCCCGCCGAAACACCGCCCCCTGAACAAAGTAAAGAAGTAGTTGCTAGAATGGCTAAAAAAGCCCAAAAATAATTGAAATCATAAAATTTGTAGTGTAAACTAGTGAAATGATTAGTCTTACTGAACGAGCCAAACAAAGATTTAAAGAACAACTACAACAGCGCGGTAAAGGTATAGGGATACTTGTAGGCGTCAAAGAAACAGGTTGTTCTGGTTACTCATATACTCTAGACTTTGCCGATAAGTGGAATCAAAATGATTACCTTGTTATAAAAGATGATCTTTATGTCTATGTAACAGAAGAAGCATTTAAATATTTAAATGGTATGACAATTGATTATATAAAGCAGGGACTAAATGAAAAATTTGAATTTATAAATCCAAATGAAACAGGACGTTGTGGGTGTGGAGAAAGTTTTACTATATGACCTTAGAAATATCACATCTTGTTACAAATGGCTGTAGTTATACTTATTGTCAGGGTCTTTATGACCCTCCTGTTCAAGGATGGCCTAGATTACTTGCAGACAAATTGGGCGTACCTATCGTAAACTTAGGAGATCCTGGCTCAAGCAATGATGGCATCGTAAGAAGAACCTATAATTATTTTTATAAGAATTTTAATCGTAATTGCAAGCCCCTATATATCATTGCGATGAGTCAGGCTATGAGGCGAGAAGAATACTATGCCGAATATCCTCATAATGCGACTAATTCTGAAAAAATAAATGATTATATGTATTTGGCAGCATATGATGAAAATGATCCTTTAAGCAAAGCCTTATACTCACAGATGGATGAAACAGGCATGTGTTTCTCACAAGAAAGAAAATATAGATTATGGGCTTCTTTGATCAATTTGTTTAAGGCTCATAATAACCCTTATTTTATTGGAGATTACATGCCCGATAATGATTCAAAAATACATCAATTTATGACAAGTAGGTTTAGTGAATTATATAATTATGTTAATCATGATCCTTTTCAACTAGGACAACTTAGTAGATTTTCAGACGGTAATATATATCCTAAGGCTAAAGATGGAAGTCATGACGGTCCCGAAGCACAGGTCGCTTTAGCAGATTTTGTCTATAACAAAATTATAGAAAAATATACTGATATCAAAGTTAAAACTGATGCAGACTTTTTAACACTTAAAGATTTTCCTACAAGTTTCTTGAGGCGGTTTAGAAGTGATAACAAATGGTTCCGCTACCAAATGAATCTACACTATGCGAAAGATTATGATTTATAACTATGAAATATATACCGACGAAGTTTAATTACACAGTACTAGAAAAAACAAATTTAAACGGCTCAAGAAAGTATGTAACTCCAGATGGATTTGCAGTTCCCAGTGTCACCACAATACTAGAAGCCACTAAACCAGAAGAAGCGAAGCAAGCACTACGTGAATGGCGTAAGCGTGTAGGAGAGCAAAAGGCTAAGGAAATTACTACCGAAGCCGCTGGCCGCGGTACACGTATGCACAAGTTTCTTGAGAATTTTGTAAAGACAGGTATAGCAGGAGATCCAGGAAAAAACCCTTATAGTATTCAGAGCCGTGACATGGCTGAAGAAATAATCAATAAAGGTCTTAACAATTGCCAAGAGTTTTGGGGTACTGAAGTCAGTCTATACTTTCCTGAAGTTTATGCAGGAACCACCGACCTCGTGGGTGTGCATGACGGTTCAGATGCTATCATGGATCATAAGCAGACAAATAAGCCTAAAAAGCGTGAGTGGATTGATGACTATTTCTTACAATTAGCAGCCTATGCTAATGCTCATAATGAGATTTACGGAACAAAGATACGTAAAGGTGTCATTTTTATGTGTAGTGCTGATAAGAAATATCAAGAGTTTTTGATTGAAGGAGTAGAGTTTGACCGTTATTCTGATCTATGGTTCAAACGTTTAGAACAGTATTACTCCACATTTCTATAGGGGTAATTTAGTATAAATAGTTGTAATACCGGTATATTATAACTATGTCTATAATTCAGATTTCCAAAATTTTACAGAGATCAGGTGATTTAGTCGATCTCCCACAATTAGATCAAGCAGAATTTGGTTTTGCCAGCGATGCAAGTCGTCTTTTTATAGGTAAAACAACAGGCATTCCTGAGAATGTTGAAATCTTAACAGCATATTCTAATATTTCTTTTAGCCAGATAGACGGCGGCTACGGTAATTTAGATATAAGCAGTAGTGTTGCCGACGGAGAATTATTAGTATTTGACGGGGATAATTGGGTAAATCGCGGCGGCGCCGCTGGCGGTTTAATCACATTAGGTGATGTAAGCAACGTCAGAATTGATGGCGGTACCATTGGTTATGTCTTGACTACAGATGGAACTGGTAACTTAAACTGGAGTCCTAATGGCGTAGTTATAGGTAACATTCAAAATGTGACACAGGCTAATCATGGTGTAGTTACAACAACTGAACCATTTTACCTTCCTAATAGTTCATCAGTAACTATTACAGGTGTTGTCGGCATGATACAACTGAATAGTAATTCTTACTATATAGGCAATGTTACATCAACTACTTTTAGATTATACTCTGATATAAATTTAACTATTCCAGTAAACACAAGTAGTTTCGCAGCAGGAACTGGTGGTAAATTTGTTTGCGCTCCAGCCGGTAGCGAAGGTTCAGCAAATGCTGCAGGGGTCACCACTAGTGTTCAATTTAACACAAACAATTTGTTAGATGCCAGTGCAAATTTCACATTCAACAAAACTACAAATAATCTTACAATAGATCCTGGTAATGTAATTATAGGTAATAATTTAACAGTATCTGGCAATGCGAATATCTCAAACTTAGTTGTATCTACTAAAGCAAACTTAGGTGCTGTAGGAAATGTTACGATCACAGGTGGCACAAGCGGACAAGTCTTGACCACTTATGGAAACGGCACAGTATATTGGGGTGCAGGAGGAGGAGTAAGTGGTGGTGGCTATTACCTACATACTCAATCGTCAGCAAGTACAACCTGGGTCATAAATCATAATTTAAACACACTTTATGTAAACGTTAACCCAGTTGATACTAGTGGTAATTCCTATTATGGACGTTATGATTTTCCTTCGGTGACATATACTAATGCTAATAGTTTGACATTGACTTGGAGTAGTGCGATAGCAGGAAATTGCTCTGTGATCGCAGGCGGCGTGAATGGTAATGGTAGCCCCGGTGGTGCCAACACTTATGTACAATTCAATGATGGTGGTTCAGTATTCGGCGGTGATGCTAACCTAACATTCAATAAAACTACAGGTGTTTTAAATGCTGTAATGACCACTCTAACTACAGGCGCGGTAGGCACAGCAGGAACTATAACAGGCAATTGGTCTTTATCTGTTGGTTCTAAATTACAATCTACATATGCTGACTTAGCCGAATATTATGCTGCTGATAAAATGTACACACCGGGAACTGTTTTACAATTTGGCGGTGATAAGGAAGTTACTATTGCAAAAGAAGAAACTAATAAAATTGCAGGAGTAGTATCTAGTGATCCTGCTTATGTGATGAATGGAGATATACAAGCACAACATCCGGTCATCGTTGCTTTAATAGGACGAGTTAAAGTAAAGGTAATAGGAACAGTGCTTAAAGGTGACATGCTAATAAGTGCAGGTAACGGTATTGCAAAAGCAAGCATCATTGATCCTAAAATAGGTACAGTGATAGGCAAAGCAATAGAAAATAAATTTGACGGTGACGAAGGTATGATCGAAGTCATGGTCGGTAGATTATAAGATAAATACAACACAGGATTAAAACAATGGCATCATACGTATATACAGCGAGTGGTTCAGCAACAGCATCAGCAAACATAGCAACTGATAAAGTCAGAATTGCGACTACGGCTTCACCAATTCAATATACTACCAGTTTCCCCAATGTTGCGTTAACTGGTACTGTAACTTGTGCTACGAACAGTAATGTAGTGACTGGATCAGGCACATTATTTTTATCACAGTTGAACGTAGGTGCTTGGATAGGAAATACAGCAGGTAGTACCGTAGGCATTGTAAAATCTATTGCTAACAATACAAGTCTAACATTGACTGCTAACGCCGCAGTAGCAATATCAGGTGGTACTGCACGATATAATCCATACGGTATCCCATATACTGTAGCAGATGCTAACTCAACAATCATTCCTGCAAATACTGTTCAAAATAGTATCATCGTGGGTCAAGGTAATGTAGTATCATTCTTAGACGTTGGCGGTAATGCAGAACCATTCAGTATTACTGAAATGGGTGCTCCTCATCCTAACACTGGCACGACTGGCGTTCTAGCAACTCCAGCAGCTGGTGGACCAACTACATAATAATCACGCAATAAAATAGTATTTTTTGATAAATATAGTATGTTCATGACGTTGTTGTTATGGACTTATGCGGTCCCCGCCGCGTACCGGCTAGAACCCGGCATTATAGGAGATAAAACAATGGGTCGTCCACTTAAAATCGCAAAAGCCCAAGCAGTTGTTACATTAACTGCTACAAACGGAACTACTGAAGTAGTTACAACAAACGCAAACTTTACTAACCTAGGTATCATTGCCGGCATGCCATTCATTCCAGCAAGTAACGTAGGTAATCTATTAGCCGGTACAACATACTGGATATTACAAGTATTGAACGCAGGTAATAACAGCACATTTACTGTTTCAGCAACAGAACTATCAGCAAACCCAACATACACTAAGTTCAACTTAGGTACCACTGCTGCACAATCTGTAGCACTATCAGTCGGTGTTGTTGATGCATATTTCAACAATCCAATCGGCGGTGCAGGATATCCAGCAACTAACGCTAACACATATGGTGTAGTTGGTGGTAACACTGCAATCTACGGTAGTCAAGTTCTTACTAACGTAGCAATTGGTCAAAATGGTACAGGTACACTTTATGCTTCTGACGCAAGTAACGTTGTCGGTGGAGCAGGTACTGATTTAGCCAACATTGCAGCCGATTCAGTTATTCAATATGTCACCTCATCAGGTTCTTTAGTAACTTTAGGTTATGTTGATACTGCAACTGGTGTAACATCTGTAGCAGTTGCGAACACTAAAAACACTGGCAACTTCGTCAGAACAACTGGCAACGCACAAACATTGTTTGAAAATCTACCAGTTACATTTGACGCTAATTTAGGTGGTCTAGTTACAGGAACTACTTATTTCGTATTGTCAATTGCTAACACATCTGCATTTACTGTTTCTACAACAGTTGGTGGTGCAGAAGTTGACTTGTCAGATGCAACAGGTACACCTAATGCGCTACAAGATACTACACTTCTAACTAATGATGCAAGTGCTAACCTCGCTGGTTCAGCATATGTATATGCAACTCCAGAAGCAGGTTTCATTGTTCGTCAGAAGGGCAAGACAAAGTACTTAGTAACAGGTGCAACAACTGGTCTAACAGCACAATGTTTCACTGCTAACGTTGCCAATACAGCGTTGACTCCAAACACAATGACTATTACAGCAACTTATGCCAACACAGCAACAAGTAAGGTTTCATCATTGAATGATTATAATTCAGAGGTGTTCCCAGCACAAGTAGCAGCAGCATCATTAGTAGCAGGTACAGTATATACCATCTATAACGCAGGTAACACTAACTGGACAGCAGTTGGTGCATTTGCTAATATGACTGGTATTACATTTACTGCAACAGGTTCTGGTTCAGGTTCAGGTACAGCAGTTCTTGCAAATGTAAATCCTGATGTAATCGCATCATTCAACTCAGCAATCGTTGCGAACGCACAGGCATCTCTACCACCTGTAGTAACTATTACAAACAGTTAATAGGAAATAGAAAATGCCAGCAGCAGTTAGAAAGAAATTTGAACAAACTGTTACAGATGTAGCAGTGTTGCAGTTAGAAGTTCGTAACCTTCATGACAAGGTTGATGAACTTAAAACTGATGTAAAAGACCTGCATGATTGTTTGGATCGTAATATGGCTGAGACTAGAGAATTTTTAAAAGAATTCCAAGAAGGTCAAACCAAACAACATGAAGAATTAGCAGACAAAGTATCTAGTATTGAAAAGATAAAATGGATGCTAATGGGCGCAGCAGCAATACTGGGCGCTACAGGTGTTGAGGCAGTTCAAATGTTTCTAACAAGTTGATAATAGTCAATATGACTAGTAAAAACGGGGCTTTATGCCCCGTTTTTATTTTGTGAGAGTTGCTAGTTTTTCTTTAACGATGTCTATATTGATAGTGCTAAACAGTCCGGGATGCATGGGTTTAGGATGTTGCCCATCTCCTATCCAAGCATAACCTACATGTTCATCATTTAAATCAGGAACAAATTCCTCATCTACGGCGCAGAAAAAGGTATGATACGTAAAATTATTATTGACAAACTTTTGGATTGGTATTAATTTTGCATCTTGTGGGAAATATCCAATTTCTTCAAAGCATTCACGCTCTAAACCCTCTAATAACGTTTCATTTTTTTCTATTTTTCCCCCGGGCACTCCCCAAGAATAGTTTGCATCTGATCTTAGTAGATATAAAAACCGCGCAGTAGATTTACAATAGAAGAAAAGTCCTGCGGAAATATTTTTCATTCAATAATTTTAACAGTTGTGAAATTAAAGTACAATACTATAGTCGCCCTGATCGTACCAACCTTCATAAGATTTCATCCATTGCCCTTCTTGTTGTACATATCGGTATTGTATATTAGTCGTCAGATTGGTCACATACTGTACGGTTGTTGATTCGCTTGCATCAAAAGATACGGACCATGACATGGTCGCTGAA